TTACTATGAGGAAGGATGGATAAACTGCGGAGAATCGGAGGTAAGATGGAGTCCTTTAGACGGCCTGGAGGTCGTAGGGTGCTACTCCCCGCAGAAGTCGAATTATGTGAAACAGTAGGAATTACAGAAGATGAATATTGGTATTTTTTAGAGTTAACACAGGTTTTTAATGGAAAAAGACCTAAAGAATACGATAATTTACCTTATATTGTAAATTTTCCAGCAGTATTTACAGCTGCTGGTACTTTAACTACTTTTGGTCAAATAGTTTTTGGCATTGTTCTTACACTTGTTTCAGTTTTATTAACACCTAAACCCAGAGCACCAAAAACCCCTCCAAGTCTTACAACTGCTGGCCTAACAGGTCCCAAAAGATTTGCTCCACAAACAGGTTTTAATTCAGTACAAGAACTAGCAACTCTTGGTGAAATAGTACCTCTTGTTTTTACTAAACAAGAAACAGAAATTGGCCCGAAGGGTTATAAATTTTATTACGGCGGTGTTCGTGTAAATACAAGATTATTATGGTCACAAATGTTAAGTCTTGGTAGCGGCCAACAGTTAAAAGGGTTATTTATGATTGGTTTGGCAGATTTAGCAGCAAAACCAGAATTTGCTGGCTATGCAATAGGTGACTTACTTCTAAAAAATTATATAAACAAGAAACTAGCACTTTATATAAAACACACAGCCGATTCTGATGATAAAGACTTTAGACCAGAAGAAATTGATAGATATTCAGAAGGAACTTTAGAACGTCAAGTAGATAGAAAAGGCAGTGTATTTGAAGATGTTATGTCCGTTGATTGGGATGAACATGGTGGTGCTATAGATACTATTGTTAGTAGTGCTAGAACTCCTAATACACAAATCCAGTTTGGAGCTTATACACCTATGCCAAACTCTATGAGGTATAAAGTTCCTTATGAGTTAGTTTTAAAACAAAAGAATTTAAAAAGTGATAATAAAAAAGATATAACTAAAAAAAGACAAAAAATAAGAAAAAATTTTCCAAGATATTGTTCTTTTTATGCAATAAATGATGTAAAAGAAGATAAAACCAATGAATTTTTAAATGTAGATGACACTATAAGATACACTATTGCAGAATATGATACAGAAGAAGAATTTAAAGATGAGTTTGAACCTTGGGGTGTAGAAGATGTAAAGTCTGCTGTTGATGCTACAAGAGAAGAAGCTGATGATGCTATACAAATAGGTGAATCTTATTTAGCTGGTACTGCTTTAGTTGTCTGTATAAATAAAGGCCCAGGAACCAATACAATTTGGAACTCTAAAACATATCGAAATGCTTATTTTAAATGTGAGTATCCAGGAATTGTTGATGTTAGAACAGGTACATCAGATTTAAAAGGCACTAGACCTGGATATGATTTACTAACATTACAAAAAGTTGCTATTGGAACGATCAGTAACAGTAAAGCTTGTGATGTTACAGAAATAGGATTGAAGTCAAAAGTATTCAAACAAGTCACAAGTTTTCCTAACGCAAATAGCCACCCTGGTGCGGTTGAAATGAAAGGAGTACCTCAAGATAGTACAAAAGGTGTTGTTAAAAGGTATCAAGATGATAACGGGAGTATTTCGCTTGGTGGAATGAGCAAGTATCTTATGAGATATAGTTTTTTTAGATTACAGGCAAGAGTAGCTGGTATTGTTGATGCTGATTGGAATTACATAGATGGAGGAGAACCTTTTGGTATTAAAGGTAATTCACCACAACCACAATATAATTTTATAAGAATTAATCACCACAGTACACCAAAAAAAGAATATGAATTTAGGTTTTTACCTCTTCCAGGTAATTTAATTAAAAGAGGATTTGTTGACCAGAATAATAAATTCGTAAGAATATTAAACGCTGGTGGTGAACTTCTTTCTTATACAGAAAAACCTAATGAAGAAACTTATCAAATCTATTATAAAGGCACTAGACAAAACCTTAGAAGTGGAGATGTATCAAATACTGAATGGTATTTAGGTGATTTACCGACTGCTACAGATGGAGGTAAAGTTAAAAAATTACTTCAAACTCTTCAAGGATCTATACCAAAATCTAGAAGATGGATAGAGGTAGAAAGGAAAACATCAAATTTAGATGGAAATATGAGAAATGAAGCTGTTATTTTTTATAGACCTCAAAATGGTGGTAGTACTTGGGTATGGAGTTCAAGAGATAGGCCACCTCATTGGAGAGAATATTTTGGGAATAGAAACAGAACAATAAATCGTCCTTTACATAATCCAAGTACTATTACTATTGGAGATCCTTACACTCACCCTTATGTAGATCGTGATGATGGATTTAGATATGGTGTCGGTCCGCATATAGAAACTTTTACAGGTAAACCAAAAAATAGACGTGGTCAATATTACGGAATAATAAAATATGAAATGAAAAATGCTGAAGTAGAACCTATAGTACATAAAAATATTTCAACAACAGGTGGCAGTGGATCTGGATTAAAAGTAAATATTAAAGTTTATATAGATCCAAAAAATAATAAATATGCTGCTGCTCAATGGGAAATTAGTGATAGCGGAAGTGGCTATAAAGATGATGATACAGTAAACATTCCAGCTGTAGGCAGTGGCAACCAGCGTTTTCCTGGTCAAGAAGGTGTCGATATAGTTACTGATTTTAGTGAATTTGTCACAGAACCTTGGCCTGAAGGTAAAAACTTAAATCCTTTTGATGCTATCGCAGACTATTATCAATACGATGCAGAACGTAGTAGTCACCAAGACGGACCAGAACATGAAATTGTTTATGTAAATGAACAGAGTAGTTTAGGTGCTCCACCGCCATACTCTATAAACAATGCTGGTATTGCAAATGTTGCTTTACGTCTTAGCAGTTCAAAAGAATGGAATAGCTTTTCACAATTTTCTGTATATATAAAACAAGGTATTAAAGTAAAAAGATTAATAGACGATACAACTGGTGCAACAAATTTATTCCCTGAGATTGTAAATGCTTTATTAACAGACAAAAGATTTGGCCTTGCAAGTTCTATTGGTGTAAGTTCTGTTGATAAAGATAGAATGACAATTGCTGCTAAATTCTGTGAAGCCAATAAATTTTATTGGGATGGTGTTATTACTGATAAACAAAATGTAAGAGAATTTATATATCAAAATGCAGTATTTAATTTTTTAGATTTTACGATTCTTGGTGGCAAATTTTCACTATTTCCTTCTGTTCCATATTATCCTGACACTTTTGAGATCAAGAAAACATCTAAACCACACGTTCGAGCTTTATTTACTGACGGCAATACAAAAAATTTAAAAGTTAGTTTTTTATCACCCGAAGAACGTCAAAATTTTATAGGCATAGTTTATTACAGAAAAGAAGTACCAAATGGGTTTTCCGAAACTGAGTCACTTACTAAAGCAGTTAATGAAGATGAATTTTTATCACTTGAACAAATAGAAAAATTACCAACTGAAGTGTTTGATATGTCTGATTTCTGTACAAGTCAATCTCATGCTGAAGCATTTTTAGAACACGCTTTGATGATAAGAAAAAAAGTAGATCATGGTATAAAGTTTGAAACTACTCCTCAAGCTGCGGCAGGTTTAGCACCTGGAAGTTATATGAGATTTATTTCAGAAGCTACTCATACCAGTAGGTTTGAAAATGGTGTTATTTCTCCTGATGGACTTGTACAAAGCGTTGGTAGAAACAGTTTAGATGATGTATCTATTTATTATTGGAAGCCAGGAACACAAGAAGTTAAAGAAGCCAAGCTTACTGTTACTGCTAACGGTACAACAACAAATTCTAATTTATTTGGTGCTGTTTTTACTGTTAAACAAACAAGTGAATCTAATAGATTATATAAAATTGAATCTCTTACATACACAGATGAAGGATTAGTCGAAGTATCAGCAAGTCATGCACCTCTTTTATCTGATGGAACTCTTGCTACAATAAATTATGATTCCCTTGGTGATTTTATAGGTATGTAATGGCAACAAAAAGAAATTTTCCAACTATAAAACCTTCTTCTAGAACTTTTACACCTGGAAGGTATCCACAAACTGAATTTGTTGCACAGAATGGTGCAAAAACTGTTCTCAGATATGGTAATAAACAAGTAGACGCAAAATTAACTTTAGGATTTACAAATCTTACAGATTCAGAAGTTAATCAAATTTTAAATACCTATGAAGAAGTTAATTCTGATTATGATTATCTTGAATTTCATGGTGGTGACGCATTAGCAGGGATTACTCTTCCTGACACAACAGACAGTGTTTTATTTGATAAAGTTAGGGTTAGTGACGGTACTGGAAAGCTTTTGTTAAGATATAGATTTGATGGTCCTCCAACAGTTACAAGTGTCAGACCAAATAGATCAAATGTACAATGTAAATTTGTCGCTTGCCTCGATGGGGACTAGAATGTATTTAAAATTAAACTAAAACGATGTCTAAGTTTTATTCAGGTCAAGATGGTCAATTATTTGTAAATAATGAAAATGAAACTATTCAGTCTACAGATCAAATTGCAAAGGTTCGATCTTGGTCTTTTACTATTAACACATCAGTTTTAGAAACTGTATCATTAGGTGATTTTGATAGAACAATAATACCTGGAATCACCAGTACTACTGGATCTGCAAGTATTTATTATTACGCAAATCCTAATAATCCTAGAAATGCTAATAGTCCTAATGAACTTTTATCAGATCAAATAATACAAAAAATATTACCGAGATCAGCTGGTAACACGGGTGTACCTTCTAGCGAATTAAGACCTAAAGTTAAGTTTAGATTAGGAGTAGATGCAAAACACTACATAGATATAAAAGGTGTGATAACTTCTTTTTCGATGACAAATTCTGTAGGAGAAGTAATGGCAGCAGATATATCTTTTGAAGCTGATGGAATCCCTACCGAAAACAGCTATTAATGTCTATCTATTTTGGGTCGACAGGTTTTATTGAATTAAAACGTGATGCTTTAAATTCTGAAATATCAACATCTTTAAACCCTGCTGACGTTAATACAACTAAAAAAAGATTTTCTGTAGAGAAGGTTAATGGCTCGTTAATCACAGGAGATCAGATTGAAATAGAAACAGTTGATGGAAGTAATTTAGAACTATTGTCTGGCCATAATTATCCTGATCTTCGTAAATATATTCATATTGATGATGTGGGCGGGATTAAGTTATATAACACCTTTGCTTCTGCATTAGCTGGTGAAGTTACAGATGCACTTACATTAACTACACCATCTTCTACAAAAGATATATTAATACGCACCAGAAACACTAGGTTCAGGCCCCTTGCAAAGATTACTGAGTTTGAAATTACAACAACAAGAGATACTGTTGATGTTACTAATTTAGGAGAAGAATTTAGAAGGCAATATGAAAATGGTCTTATATCAGGACAGGGAACAATACAAACAATATGGCAACATAGAAATTTTCAAAATGATACGGCTGATTTTAGCAGTCCAGAATTTCCTGTTTACTTAAGTCAATTATTGGTACGGATGCAGCAGGGAGCAGATTTTGAAGGAAGGTTTTATATATATCACGACCCAAGTCAATCTACAAACAGTGTTTGGTATCAATCAATGTGCGTTGTTACTAATGTTGCTATTAATGTACCTGCAAGTGGTTTAGTAGAAGCACGAATAGAATTTATAACTAATAGTGAAATACGATTACACAATGGAGTTCCACCATCATTCTTGTTATTAGAAAGTAGTGATAAGATATTGCAAGAGGATGGCGATGGTATTTTACTTGAAGATCCTTAAATTTAGATTTATGATGTACTTAAAAGCGACTTGACATGGCTGATCTACAGATTACACAATTACCAGAATTAAGTTCAGCCCAACTGCAAGCAACAGATCCGATTGCTCTTGCAGATGTCAGTGCAACAGAAACGAAAAAAATAACTGCAAAAAACTTTGTACAAGGTGCTTTTGGATTAGTAGATAATGCGTCTATACCAGCAACAAAATTAACTTACCCTTTAACAGCAGGTCAGATTGTTACTGCAACTTTAGCTGATAATGCTGTTACTAATGTAAAAATTACAGATGCGACTATAACTGGTGCGAAATTAGTAAATGATACGATTACAGCCACACAGATAGCAGCAAATGCTATTACTTCCAGTGAGCTTGCAGATGATGCAGTAGATACAGCAGCAATAACAGATCTTAATGTAACTACAGCTAAGTTAGCCGCTAATGCAGTTACAACAGCGAAAATCACGGATGCTAATGTTACTTATGCAAAGTTAAGTTTAAGTGATGGCGATATTCCTGGAGCGAAGTTAACGTCTGCCTCTGTTACTGCAACTCAGATTGCTAATAATGCTGTCACCGCAAATGAATTAGCAGATAATGCAGTAGACACTGCTGCCATTGCCAATACTGCTGTTACAGGAGCAAAAATAGCAACAGACACAATTACTGCTGACAATATCGCTGCTAATGCCATTGGAGCGTCTGAACTTGCTGATAATGCAGTAGATAGTGGAGCTATTGCAACAAATGCTGTTACGACTGCTAAAATTACAAACTTAAATATAACTACTGATAAGCTAGCTGCAAACGCTGTTACTGCTGCCAAGATTGCTAATGATACTATAACTGCCACACAAATTGCTGCAAATGCAGTTGGTTCTAGTGAATTAGCTGATAATGCTGTTGATACGGCTGCTATAGCAACTTCTGCTGTAACTGACGCTAAAATCTCAGGTGTCTCAGGTGCAAAAATAACAGATGCAACTATTACAGCAGCTAAGTTAAACACAGCTAATATTGATCGGTCATTAAATGTAGCATCAGGTAATTTAGGAATAAATAATGCAGTAACAGGTGGAGCATCTGCAAGAAATGGTATTACTTATAATAATGAAGGATTAATAACAGCTACAGCAGCATTAGTTGCCAGTGACATTCCAGAAGCCACAACATCAGCAGTTGGTGGTGTAAGCGTACCATCGGCAGGTGGTTTAGCTGTTACAGCAGCAGGTGCGTTATCAATAAATAACGCTATTACTGCTGCAACTAGATCAGGAATTACTTTTAACGATCAAGGACTAATAACATCAACGGCTGCTTTAGCAGCAGGTGATTTACCTGTTGCTACTGCCTCTGCTGTTGGTGCTGTATCAATACCAGTTGCTTCTGCTCCTTTGGCTATTTCTGGTACAGGTGTTTTATCTATAGCAAACAGCGGAGTAACAGCAGGTACATATCCAAAAGTAACGGTATCTGCTCAAGGTTTTGTTACTTCAGGAACAGACCTTGTCGCAGGTGATATTCCTGATTTAGCTACAACAAAGATTACTACTGGTACGTTTGGAACCAACTTTTTAGCTAATGACTCCATCACAATGGACAAATTAGCAAACTTATCTACTGGTTTTATACAAGAAGCATCACCTGATATATCTGATCTGCCTACTGGTGTTTTCTGGTTACAAGAATCTACAGGACAATTAAGAATATTTAACGGTAACAGCTTTTTCTCTGTTGGTTTTGGAAGATTATCAGAAGAAAACCTTAGATTCTGCGGAACATTTAATGCAACAAATGGATTAATAGTTACGCTTACAAGTTTTGGAACATCAGCAGGTTTTAGTGTAGGTAATGCGATACCAGCAGGTACAGCAGCAATAACTGGTGCTTATTTTGTTTGTATAACTCCTGGAAATGGAACAGCGGTTGTACCAGCAACAAGTTTTGATGCAGGTGATTGGTGCTTATGTATGGGATTAAATGATTGGGATAGAATTGATACCTTATCTGGACCTGGTAGTGTGTCCAGTTTGAATGATCTATCTGACGTAACTATCAGTAGTCCTACCACAGGTCAGATATTAGTTATGCAAGCAGGTGGTTCTTTTCAAAATGTTTCGGTAATTAGTGGAGGAACATACTAAATTCATGTATCCTTTAGTTAAGTCAAGGTAAACTATGGCAATCCAAATTAAATTAAAGAATAGTGTTGTACAGGATAGCACTCCTGATACAAATGATTTACCTGCTGTTGGAGAGATAGCACTTAACGCAAATATAAACAGCATTGGTGGCTTTATGCGAGCCAGTGATAATAGTATTGTAAAAATATTTGGACCCGGCAGTTTATCAACACCTACTGCTACAACTACAGTTTCAGGTATATCGGAATTAGCAACTAATAGTGAGACAACAACTGGAACGGCTACAAATAGAGTTGTAACCCCTGCTGGATTAAATGCGGTAACAACAGCAGAACGTACCACATCAAATACTAATTATGTAGCAAAAGCTGGTAGTACCTTAACTGGTGTATTAACCATGCCTAATGGTTCTAATAGTGCACCTGCTATAAACTTTGGAGATAGTGATAGCGGAATATTTGGTGGAACGAATACAGTTAGTTTAACTGCTGGAGGAACAACAAGATTAACTGCTGATACAGGTGTAAGTGTTACTGGTACGTTAGCTGTAACTGGAGCTATAACATCTACAAGTGATTTAACTATTGCAGATAAAATAATTCATGCTGGCGATACAGATACTGCCGTAAGATTTCCTTCTGGTAATACTATTTCATTTGAAACAGGAGGTACTGAAAAATTCAGAGTCGATGGTGAGGGTCATGTTTCTGTGGGAACTTCTACTTCAAGAACAGTAGGTGGAGCAGTAGAAAGAATATTTCAAGTTGAAGGTGCTGATGGGTCTGCTGG